GGAAGAAACTATCAGGAGTTGGGCGTCACAGGAATGATGCTACCGGAGCTGGTGGCGTTTTGATGGATGCCAATGCGGCCACGGCTCATCAGGTCAAAGGTAACTTCCACGAGGTTGTCAGCAGGATAACTCTCGTTGTAGTTCATCACGCAAGCGGCATAGGCCACGCGATCGTAGAAAAACGTAGTGCCAGAAGATCCAAGTTGCTTGTTGATCTCCACATACACTTCATGGTTTTTGTTGTAACGAGCCTCCGAAATCACTTGGAAAGCTTCGTCAAAGCTGTTCGGCAGGAACACCGTGCCGTCCACGTCCTTTTGGAAGTAGGAAGTAACGGAAGCAGTGGCTTGGCTGGTGACGATCACGCTATCAGCAAAGCCGCCGCCGCCCAGCAGGTAAAACTCCTGATTGCCGTCGTTGAAGGCCACGGAGGCCGTGGTAGCGGCCTGAAGGGTGTAGAGCGTCGGGGCGCCGCTAACGGCGAACGTAGCGCCGCTCTGGGTGATGACAGGGCGGGCGGTGCCAGCAATAGAGCCGACGCGCACAATAACGTCCTGGCTCTTCACTAGCTCAGTGGGATGGTAGAGCATTGGGAATCCTCAATGGAGAGAGAGTGGAATGAGCGTCAGACGTTCTGTACGCTTCCTTTACCAACCAGTCTAAAAATGCCTCTGATTGGTGCACCGAGAAACTGCCAATAATGCTCAGCAATTTGCTCGTTTGGCAATAGCTCAAACCGCCCTTCTCTTCCATTGACTGTTGCAGCAGCGGAGCTTCCTGGCGTGACTCCCGAAAGGGCCAGGGGCCCAGTCAGTCTTCCTTCCATATAGACGGCAGTATTATCTACGCCAAGAAGGTAGTCATACCGAGGATCGCGCTTTTGCTTCAATGTGGCATAGTACGTGGTCCCAGAACTAAGGGGAACGTAATTGCCTGTTTCGTTGTCTAACGCATAGCCAGACGCAATTTGCCAAACCAAGGTGGCATTAGCAAGTGGCGAAAGGCCGTTGATCATACGACGAAACCAATAGAAGAAGAACTGGCGACGGTTTCAAGCATTCGTTTGAACTCTTGGCCATATTGCGTGGCCTCCAGTCCCTTGCCATATACCTTGCCATCAGTAGCACCAATTTGAATGCCCATTTGCGCAAGTTGAATGGCAATAATGTGAGCGGCAAGATGCTTTACGGCACGATCAGTTTGATCTCCAAAAACACCGCTGCCCACATCCGCCGTTGCTTCAGTGATGGCCCCGTTTACGATTCCCGATGGATGGGGAATGAATTCGGGGAAGCGCTCTAGAAAGTTTGCGTAGGTAACGGCCATGATCAGGCTTTCCCTGCGCGAATGGCCTCAGAGCGCTTGTTGATGGCATTACGAACCCTGATGCGCCCTTCGATCTTTTTCCAATCGCTGAGCTGCTCTTCATCGTGCATAATTTCAATCATGCGAAGAGCGTCGGTAAGGGGAAGCTGAGAAAGCGTTTGCACACTCTGAGGAATGTCCTGCACAGTGGGCTGCTCTTTCAGCTCTTCAATGGCGCCAATAGCCATGAGGCGCTTGACTGTAGGGTTTTGCCTTGCGGCAGCCCATTTGGTATCAGGCACCTCGGCATTGACACCAGGGCTTAGTTGAATAAGCCCGGAGTTCGTGATAACGCCAAACCCACCTTCGCGGGGCGGATTTTCAAGCTCAGGGCGATAAGCAATCAACATTGTGGATGTTCTAAAGAACTGCCAATTAGCTTAACGCCCCAGCTCAAACTAGGCTCAGGGAGCCTGAACGTAGATGACGCTCTTGGGATAGTACAGAGCGACGCCACCCACTCGGGCATGAGCTGGAACGATGAATTCCAAGCCACGCTGCTGGGGCGGGAACAGCTCAAGCGGCTGGGGAATGTGCAGTTGCACCTTCTCGGGATCGCGCTTGTAGATCACCATGCGATTGGTGCTCAGGCTTCCATTGGAGCTGTCAAGCTGGTTGATGGGCTCCACATTGCGGATGTAGGGATTGGTCCGCAGGAAGTATTCCAGCACGGTCACGTCCGAAGAGTCGGAATTGCGAGTGATGCTGATCTTGTTGTAGTCTTCGTAAGCAAGAAGGATGGTGTCAGGCTGTTCCTTCATCTGCGAAGCACTGATGATGGCACTCACGCCATAATTCAGCAGCTCCAGCATGTCCTGAGCAGTGGTGCCAGTGGCAGTAGTGCCAGTGAACCACTTATCAGCAGACACAACGTCCACGGTGGCGTTGTTAAAGAAACCAGCCAGACTCACGGAAGATTCGCCAAACATGGCCACTTCTTCCACCTTCTCCTCGTAAGCACGACGCACTGCAGCAGCGCGACGTTGCTCAAGAGCGATGTTGGCCATTTGAGCAGCACGCAGTTCCTGCACGGTGTAACCGAAGCTGCCACCAAAAGAACGAATGTTGATGCTCTTCTCGATCTGGCTGATGTCAGCACGCGGCAGATCATCAGCAGCATCCGCAATCAGCTTGAACTCGCCAGTGGAGTCCATGATGCGGTAGGTGAAAGTCTGGGCGCCGGGACCAGCTTCACTCGTGACAGGCAGGATGGTCGGATATTTAATATCCGCATACTGCACTTCAAAAACTTGAGGGCGAATGAACTCAAGCTGACGCTCAAGAAACAGGCCCGCCTCATCCATGCGAAAATCAGACATTGGTAAGCCTCCTATCAAGCGTTAGCAGTGAGAGTGAAGCTCGGACCATTCAGTTCCACAATCGCCAGGCCATTGCCAGTGGTGGAAGTGAGATAACGAGCATTAGACAGTACGGCAGTGCGACCGCTCGCGGCAGCAGCACGGAACCGGCCAGCGTATTCAGTGCCGCTGGAAGTGTGAATCACGCGCACAGGCGTAGAAGGATTGACAGCACCATAGACATAAACGGCGACGGCGCCTTGATTGGCTACGTTCACCACCTGCCTGTTTTTCACGCCAATGCGGTTGTTGGCGTCCGTGGCAGTCTCATCAACGTAAGTAAGTACGTTGACGCCCACCACGGATTCGCCCACGCCGCCAAGGTTCTTGGCAGAGTTGGCAACAGTGCCGCCGGAGGCATAGGCAACCACGTTACCGAAAGCCAGCACGGCGCCGGTTTCGTTTACGTAGGTGCCAATGG